CACCATTCGGCTTAAAGTGGCCCACTGTATCACATGGTTCGGGAGGACCGGCCGACAGTGTCAAGAAGTGTGAAGCTATGCGTTATACAACGTGTGCCGACCGGTCAAGTGTATTTACTTGCGAAAATCGTTTTCGACGGCTGTGTGACGTTTATTTTAGCTTTAACCCCGGTCTATAGCCGTGACGTAGGTCACGCTCTCTTATGTTCTGCCATTGTGTTCCAACTACCAGGTGTAAGGGGTTACAGCATCGGCTGTTGTCACACTGGTGCAACACTGGATCACCCCGGAGCAGTCTAGCACGGTCACGTGGCCTATGGATGTACACCATCAGGCGGTGTAGCAACCATGACTGGCCGCCGATCATGACTCGGGCGTAGGGTTGGCTGGGCGTGTAGTCACTTGGCCAACATCCGTGCGGTCTGCGGCTGTCTATCCTGTTCATTATGTTCTTCACACGCTGGGGTGGCAGTTTGGGTTTCTTCATTCAGACATATTTAAGCGAACACATACAAAAACAGTTGAAAAGGGTGTGTTTTTGATAAATATTGTTAGCGGCACCCCACAAGGACAATGCCACTGGTCTGGTGCAGACCCAAATGCACAAGTTCCGGAACTTGTGAGGCGATGGACAACCGAGAGGCCCAAGACCAAGCAAACAATTCTAAACGCAAAACAGAAACTTACAAACAATAGGAAGGAACAAGCAAAATGGCTTATTCAGTAAACTCAAATGCATTCGTGACCATGTTTGGTGATGAGGTGCATCACAGCTTCCAGCAGTTAGAGTCCAAATTACAGGGTTCAGTAAGAACTGTTAGAGGCGTACAAGGTCACACATACAATTTTCCAATTCTTGGAAAAGGTGGTGTGATCAAAAACAAATCAGCAACGTCTGAGCTACAGACAATGGCAGGTATATCTGACACAACATCACTAACAAGTGGTACTTGGTATGGTACAACTGACGTTACTATGGCTCACTCAAACGTTTCTGCAACTATCAACACATACGCAACTGGTGAATACATCGATGATTTTGATTCTTTGAAGACAAACATTGATTTAAGATCTGCATACGCAGAATCAATTGCGGGTGCTATGAACAGAGCAGTAGACGGTGAGATTATTGCATCATTAGATGCAGTAGCTAACGCTGACTTGGCAGGCGGTGCAATCATCGACTGTACAGCTACAGCAACGTTAGACAAGACTGCTATCTTAACAGCAAAAAAACAACTTGACTCAAAATCAGTTCCACAATCAGACAGATTCTTGGTGTTATCACCACAGGGTCTTAATGACTTGATGAACGCATCGTCAATTGTTTCAAGTGACTTTGGTGTAATTTCAAATGAAGCGTTACAAACAGGTAACATCGGTTCTTTATTTGGTTTCAACATCATCATGTCAAATGAACTTACAACTACTAAAACTCCAAACTCAGGTGTGGCGTGTTACGCATTCCACAAAAACAGTATTGGATGTGCAGTAGGTAAAGACATGACAACACTTGTTAACTACGTGCCACATAAACTATCAACACTTGTAGCGGCTGAATACTCAGCTGGTGCAGTAGCGGTAGACAAATCAGGTATCGTTAGAATAGCTGTTGTATAATAATCAATAGTGTGCGTAAACACAGAAAAGGGCGGCATTTAGTCGCCCTTTTTTTATGAACGCGGTAAATACATTTGTAAATTTACAAAGGAATACTAACACATGGCCGTTTCAAAAATAGACATAGGTACAATGGCACTACTGAAGGTAGGCGCCAACCCAATACAGAGTTTCACAGAAGGTACCAGAGAAGCACAGGCAGTATCCAATATGTACGATGAAGTAAAGCGTAGCTTGTTGTACTACACTTTTTGGAACTTTGCTACAGAAAAAGTAGAACTTGCACAGCTTTCAGGCACTCCTGTTGACAAACGTTACAAATACAAATATCAACTACCAGGAGATGTTATCAGAGTCAAAGGTATATTTGACCTTGATGGCGTTGAGAACAGAGATTATAGAATAGAGAACAATATCTTGTATGCTAATCTTACTAGAGTGTTTTTAGAATACATCAGAGATATGGCAGAGACAAACTTTCCACCTTTCTTCGTTGAATGCTTGGTCACAAAATTGGCATATGAAATAAATGACGCCATAACTTCAGTGGCTTCAAGATCAGAAAGATTGGCCAGAGAGTTTGAAAACAAGTTAACAAAAGCTAAGGTCACAGATGGTCAGGAGAATCCACCATCATCTATCATCGATGAAGGAAGATTAGTTAGAGCCAGACTTGGCTACACTGACAGCGTGATACCACGTAGGAGTTAACTGATCAATGGCCAGAATAAAAGTTGAACAGAACAGTTTCACACAAGGTGAATTAGGACAGTATTTCGATACAAGGGTCGATCTTGACCTTTACAGAGCAGGGGCCAAAACTGTGGAGAACTTCATGGTGCTACCACAGGGTGGTTTGTTGAAGAGACCAGGATTTGAACTTATAGATGACAACCCAGGTACGGATCACACAGCAGGTGATGACTTGGGTTTCAACACTGGTTCAAGATTGATACCATTCAAATTCAGCACAGAACAAGAATATGTTTTAGTATTTGAACCATCAGGTGATGCAAGTGTAAACAGCAAGTTTCACGTTTACAGGAATGGTGCACACGCGGCAACTGTGCAAGACTCAGATTGTTTTTGGCATTCAGAAGCCATATTAGATGAACTTACTTTCGCACAGACATTTGACACAATGATAATATGTCACAAAGATTTTGAACCAAAACAGATACAGAGAACAGGACACACAAGTTGGACTATAACACCTGTGGTTTTTGTACAAAAACCTTTTGCAAACTTTGACACGGGACTAACACTAACACCAAGCAACAAAAACGTAGGAACACACAGCATAACTGCAAGTGCAGACGCAAGTTCATACATAGAAGCAGGTGACAGGATACGTATAAATGGTGGATACTACACAGTGAGCAGTGTGAGTACAACAACAATCAATGGCACTGTGGATGTAGAACTAGGAAGCACTGACGCCGCAGGACCAAATGAATGGGAGATAACAGCTTTTGGAAGTTTGAGAGGCTTCCCACGTTCAGTAACCTTCCACCAAAATAGATTAATATTCGGTGGTAGCAGAGACAAACCACAAACAGTTTTTGGATCACAGACTGGAGACTTTTTTAATTTTTTACCAACTGTAGATAATGCAATCACAGATGATTCCGGTTTCGTGTTCACAATAGGTTCCGACCAAGTGAATGTTATAAAACATTTACACTCACAACAGACCTTGTTTATTTTTACAACAGGTGGTGAGTTTGAGATGGTCGGCTCACCCGTGACGCCAACAAATGTCAACATCAGGCTACAGACCAGATATGGACACGCCGATGGAGGGGTGAGACCCATTCTCGTTGATAATGAAGTACTGTTTGTTTCAGCAAACGGTAGAGAGTTGAGAGGCTTCGTGTTTGACTTTAACAGCGACAGTTACTATGCTGAAAACAGAACTATCATAGCACACGATGTATTAGACAATCCAGATGACATAACTTTTTTACGTGCATTCAAAAACACAAACCAAAACTACGTGTTCCTTGCAAATGAAAATGGTGAGCTGGCTTGTTTATCAATCAATGTTAGACGTAACGTTATTGGATGGTCGAGATTCAAAACAGATGGAAAGTTTTTGAAATGTTTGGCTATCAATGACAATGATACTACACCACCTACACAGAGATTGTATGCTTTGACACAGAGAGATTACACCAAAGATGATGGGTCAACAGCCACAGCAATATTTTTAGAACGTATGACCGAGAACACGATATATCTTGATTCATGGCAAGAAAAATCAGATTCAGGACACACAACAGTCACAGGAATATATCATCTAAAAAATAGAACAGTGAGAGTGGTAACAGATGGTTTGGTACACGCAAACGTTTCTGTAGGCACAAGGGCACAGACAGCCAACATAACTTTGAATGACACAAGTTCAAACACACAAGTGGGATTAGGATACACAGGCACATTGACCACAATGACAATACCTGTTGTACTCAATGGACAAAATTACAGAGGTGAAGAACACAGAAAAATTACTGGTTATGTAAATCTAAACAACACACAAGACTTGACAGTTGATGGACAAACAATTGACTTTAGAAGTTTAGGTAGTGGTCTGTTAGATGTACCTATCACACCATTCACAGGCACAGTAAAAAAATACATATCAGGTATAACAAATGACCCAGCATTGACAGTGACAACAGCAGAACCATTGCAGGCAACAATACTTGGTGTTACAACAGAATTAGAAGTAGGAGACGGATAATGGCTTTTTTATTACCAGCGGCGGCAACAGCAGGAGCAACAGCTACAGGAACAGCGGCGGCGACAGCCACAGTTGGTTCAACATTAATGACGGCACTGCCTTATGTTTTGGCTGGTGCTACGATATATCAAGCAAGACAGAACATTGCAATTGGTAATCAACAAGCGGCTTACAGTCAGTTACAAGCTGACATGGCCGAAGATGCATACGCTATAAGAAAAGCGGCACGTAAAAAAGATTTGGCAAAAAAAGTTGGACAACAAAAAACACTTTACAGTGTTTCTGGTGTTGACATTTTTGAAGGAACACCTGTAGACGTTTTTGCGGACACGGCGGCTTCATATGGTTATGAACAGTTCAGTGACGCATATGACACTATGGGACAAATATATGGTGCTGAAGAATCAGCAAGAATAGCCAAACAAGAAGGCAAGCAAAGAGCTTTTGGAAACTTATTAGACTACGGTCTGACATTTGCAAGAAGAGGATAATGATATGAGAAAAATGAGTATGAAAACTAAAAAGAAAAAGGGCGGTAAGCGTGGCGGCAAAAAAAGCGGCAAACGTGGCGGTCGAAGAGGTTAATTGGAGCGAGTACTTTGCTTCAATAGTCTCTGTTTGTCCATGGTCAAAGGCATATTGGGCAAAACAAAAGATAGACATTTGTCAATGGACAGGTGAAATAAAACAATTGGGTGATTATGTAGCCCGTGTTTACACTTATCCAGACGCAAGTGACTACAAGTTGAACAAGTTGATGAAACAGTTCAATGAAGAAAGGGAAGATGAAGAATGGTTGTATTCACACAACAAACACGGTGGGCACAGCACACCAATACCAGTGTTGATACAACAAAATTTTGAATTGCTTTCTAAAGTAAGAGAAGGCTTGAAAGGTAACAGATGAGAGTAAAAAAAGGTTTTCACAGAACCAAAGACGGCAGAATTGCTAGAAAAGGTTTGTATTACTATGCGAACAAAAGAAAGAAAGCTGGTAAAAAACCAATCAAGCGAGGCAAAAAAGGTTTTGTAACAAAAGCGGCAGTTAGAAGAAGTGCAAAAACTGCCTACAAAGGAAGATAGTATGAAGAAAAAAACTAAAAAACTTTCGCCAAAACAAAAAAAGATAGCAAGGGCGGCCCCGCCATTCAACAGGATCACGGGCAGAGACTTTGCTGTTTTACGTCAAGGCACGAAGAAAAGGAAGATAGTATAGTATGAAAAAGGGAGTAAAAGCACCAAGAGGTTTCCATTGGATGAAGAAAGGTTCATCGATGAAACTTATGAAAGGTGCATACAAACCACATAAAGGTGCTGTCAAGACAGCAAAATTTCCTGTTGTGAAAACACACAGGAGTTACAAATAAGAATGTATGGCCAAAGTTAAAGAAGTTGTAATTCATGAATCCACACCGAAGAAAACTTCAATAGGCAGAGGCAGACATTCAAAGACTATGATGAACAAAAGTAAAAGACGAACATATAAAAAATACAGAGGACAAGGTAGATAATGGCCAAGTACAAGGGAAGAAAAGTAAAATTAAACAAGCCTTTCAGGACACCATCAGGTTCCAAGAAGAGTGCTGTTTATGTCAAGAACCAAAAAACTGGCCGTGTGCAGATTGTGAGATTCGGAGACAAGAAACTGTCTATAAAGAAAAACAATCCTGCAAGAAAAAGAAGCTACTGTGCGAGAAGCGGTGGCATAAAAACAAAAGGACAAAAAACATTGTCCGCCAACTACTGGTCAAGAAAGGCATGGGGGTGTTAATAGATGGCAAAGATTCCAACATATAATAATATGTCAGCGCCAACTGGTCGATTTGTAAAACCGAGAGTTGGTACTGCACAATTACAAAACATATCAAAAATTATAAACTTTGGTAATGAGATATTAGATGATCAAGCGGCTGAGCAAGGTTACAATCAAGGTATAGAGGCACAAAAAGAAACTTTGAAAAAAGGTGGCATGGAACTGGTACAACAGTTCAGTCCTTTCAGCATACGTGGTAAAGCATTCAAGGAAGGTGCCAAGAAGGCATACGTGAGTGCAGTCAAAACAAAAGCAGATGAGAAAGCATTAGAACTTTACAACAAGCACGTTGAAAAACCAGAGACATACACGTTAGAAAAATTTAACGCAGACTATGAAGAGTTTCAAACATCGTCATTGAAAGATATGCCCACAGAACTGCAAGTTGACTTGGGTGATTACATCAAGTCACAAGGATCGAGATACGCTCAAAACATTTTTACAAATCAGTTACAATTAAAAAAACAAAATGACATTGTACAAATACAAAAAAGAGTGAACAATGAGATTGCTTCACTTTCAGAATCGTTCAAGACATATGGTATCGGCCTACCAGGTGAGAAAGAACTTGCACCAGAGATATTAGAAGAACAGAACAAACTTTTGGCCAGCATCAGTGCATTGATAGAAGGTGAGTCACTGTCCCCATCACAGCAGTACGCACTCGAGCTGGAACTACAGGACAGCATGATAAAATCAGTGTTGGCTTTTGAATATGACAACGCCAAGGACAAGAAAGCGTTCGTAAACAAGATCAACAGCGGTGATGGTGCCGCAATCAATAACATATTGACGGAAGTAAATGATATTTTGTCAGCGGCAGGCTCAAAAATCAAATTACAATCCAAATTGAGCGTGGACGATGTGGTCAAGTATGGATCACTGATGACAAAGATACACAACAACAAGTTGGCTATTTTTGCATCAGATCGTAGCAGGTTCAGTGACAAGTTTACAACAGAGATTGCAATATTAGAGTCAGGCAATGAGACACCATACGTGTTTGATAAGGAACGTGCAATTGAGTTGGGCTTTGACCAAGACACTATAACAAAATACGAGAACACTTACAACAACGCAAAGATAATAAGTTCACGTGTTGACGTTGCCAAAACAATGACAACAGCTGACTTGAGCACTACCATACAGACAGAAAAGAAAAAACTAGAAGAAGTGTACGCATTACCTTACAGCCAAGACAAAGTAAATCAGATAGCCATACTTGAGAAAACTATAGCGGCATATGACAAAGAACAAAAATTAAAACTGTCAGAGATACAGTCAGGTGACTTTAATGATGGACTGGTACGTGCTGGTTATGAAGTTGACCTATCAACAAAAGATGGTGTTGAAACATACTACACACAGGCGGCGGAACTGTATGGTTTACCATCAAACAGGATAACGCTACCAAGTGACACCATTGAATCTTACAAACGTAGTTTTGAAAACATACAGACATATGAACAGTTCTTGGGTGTGGTGAACAGCTTGAACAGTACACTTGGAGAAGATAGAACCAAACAGTTCTTGGCAGATTCAGGTATTGATGAAGAACCATATGGTATAGTGTTTGAACTTTACAAACAGAATCCAAGCGTGGCTTATCAAACATATGAATCAATCAAGAACAGCAAGGTGCTTGAAGATTCATTGAAACAGAGATTTGTAACTTTTGATGATGACGTAGATGCTTGGCAGACAGTATGGCAAGAACAGTTTGACACTGAACTACCATTCGACGCAAACATCAACGCAGGTATATATGAAGGAATGAAGGCATACTGGTTGGGACAGTACCAAGCAAGTGGTGGTAATCAAGAAAAAGCAACAAACTCTACAATCAACTTTTTCAAGAACAAGTTGTTTGATGAAGTTGAGATAATGGGCAGTAACTACTTGTTACCAAAAGATATTGATGCAAACGTTGTAAAAGCAACATATGAAGACATATTTGAAAATCCACAACGTTATGGTATATTCACTGACAGCACATTCACTTTGGAAGAGTTTCAAAACAATCCAGACAACTACAGACCTGTTGTAAAAGGTAACACAGTTTACATACAACAGACAGAAGGTGGACAAGCATCAGCAAGGATATATCAGAAACTACCATCAGGACAAAATGATTTTGTATTGTCAACAGTGGGCTTTACAAGTATGGCCAAAGGTGCAGAGACATACAACAAAGATGTTGAAGCAACTTGGCAGTATGACAAGTCATCAAACTTTGACAAAGACTTGGAAGCGATATTGGCACCAAGGTTCAAATCAACATCAAACAAAAATAGAAAGATCAAATATGATCCAACAAGTGATCCAGATGAGGCCGCAGAAGAATTACGTAAATTATTTTACACACAAGAAGTAAAAGCAGATGGTAGCATAGAGTACGCAGATGTTTTTGCTGGAGAGTTGACAACAAATCCAGCACAGCAACAAACACTGAACGCAATCAGCTACTACATCAAAGACGGAACTATGTCACCATGGATACTTGATTACCTTGCAGACAACTTTGACTTTTTAAGTGACCTTGAAGATGATTCTGTAAAACAACAAGTGATCAATGAATGGAACAGTGTAAACATTGAAAAACATATAAAAACAACAAGCGGAGACACACCAATCACAATGACCCCACTTGCAAGTTTATCAGATTTAGTCAAATCAATTGCAAGAGATGATGTAAGAATAGATCAAATAGTAACAGACATTACCACGAACAACAACAGTGGTAACATATTAGTACCATAAGGAGAACACCATGGGAGTATTTTTTGGAGGTGAACCGGAAAAAGGTTTAACATATGTTGATCCAACAACAGTACAAAGACCAAAAGCAGGTTTCTTTGATAACATAGGTATTGGATTTGAATCAGGAATAAAAGAAACATCTCTATCACTGTTACAAGATCTTGCTATAAGCCAGAAAGCAAAAAAATCACGTGGTGACAACATAGCCAAAGAAGATTGGAATGAAACACATCCATACTGGGTGGAAGACATTGATTGGACAGAAGATCTTTCAAATGACGTTGCAAGGAACATATTCGAAGAACGTAGTTTTGAACAAGAGATTGCGGCCATATCAGCAAGGTCAACAACTGCAGGAACAGTGGGTAGACTGGCAGGTGGATTTGGAGGCGCAATATTTGATCCAATAAATTTAGTACCATTGGGATATGGTATAACAGCAAGTAAGGGCATATGGAACGCAGTCAAGATAGGTGCAGGTACTAACCTGTTACTTGAGAGTGCGATATACACACCACTAGCATTTGCAACACAAGACGTTCGTGGCAGAAACGTCACAGCAGAGAACATAGCACAAAATTTAGTTTTTGCAACTGCGATAGGTGGACTGTTACCAGGTGCTGGCATGGGTGTTAGAAATTTGTTCAAACACATTTCAGCCGGCAAGGTACCAACAGACAAAAACATCATAGACCAGATGGACAACATACCAGACAAAACATCAGAAAGTCCATTGATAGCAGAACTTACAACCATAGGACAAGGCACACCACGTAGCCAAAAGTTCAGCAAGTTTGACACAGATTATCTACCAAACATAAAGATGAACACCATTGTGGACACAGTCACAGTTGACTCAAGAGGTGTAAGACAACCACTTGAATACCAAGGTGATGACGCAGTACAGATCATACCAGGCAACAACGTTGTGACACTGTCAGGTAACATAAAAACAATTACAAAAATATTACCAACAATCAAAAACAATCTTGAAGGCATAGACAACATACAAATACAAAAGAATGGTAACATAATCAAAGCAGAAGACATTGACGTTGCGATAAAAAGTTTAGCAAAGAAACACGGTGTCAAACCAGAACTTGATGAAGCACTAAAAGTAAAAGTGAGAACAAGATTAGATGACACAGAGTATGACATTGAAGTGGATCCAAAGACAGATGAGATAAAAGCAGTGTTTGAAACAACAATGCAGAAGAAAGGTGATCCAACTGGTGCAAAACAAAAAGTCAAAGGTAGAAAGTTGACAAATGAAGAAGCAAATCCTATCGTCACAAAGATACTTGACAACATCAAAGAAAAACAAAAAGTTGCACCAAACACAGTGACAAGAGAAAACTCACCGTCAAACCAAATACAAAATGAAACTGGCATTGACGCAGAAAACATTGAAGTGAAAAAATTTGAAGAGAACACAAAGAAACATAACACGCAAACATCACATGACATGATGATCAGTGAAGCATTTGCTGTGTTATCAAGGACACCAGGTAAACACGTAGAAACAATGTTAAATGCAAATCTTCCAGAAAGAACTTTTGCTGATGCTGGATACATCATAGTCACAGCAGATGATGGCAGTAGAACATTAAGATCCACTGGTGAACCAACAACAGACACTGGTAAGAAAACAAGAGAAATAATAAAAAGAGCATTCCAAAAAGATATTGACAGTGTGAAAGAAAACACTGCTCAGAAAAAACTTATTGGTTGCTTGATAACGAACGGATTGATATAATGGTAAAAAAATGTTTTGACAACTACAGCAATGACATAGGTAGAAAAATTACAGCACAGGAACAGAAAGATTTTGTCACTGATGTTAGATCTATCAAAAGAACAAGCACGGTCGATGGTGTGGAGATTAAACAAGTCATTGACACAAAAATAGAAAGCAAAAGTACTATAGAAGCAAAACAGTTCAATGATACTACTTTACGTGAACTGCATACACAAAACACTATCATATCATTCAATGAAAAAGTTGACAACCTCGTGACACACATCAGAGACAATGAGCCAAAGTACAAGAACAAATCAGAGGCAGACTTATACAATGAAGCCATCGCAAGATTGATCTTTACCACAAACAAGATGAGCGACATGAGTTTTGAGGCTGTGTTTAAATCAAACAAGAAAGGTGCACTTGGAGAATTTTTCAGAGAGATTGAAGCACTTGAAGATTTTAATGTCAACGATTTACGTAAGAAAGACAGTCCATTGAGAAAAGATATGCTGACCGAACTGTTTGAACTTTACAAAGATCCCACACGTACATCAGGAGTGACCAAAAACAAAAATGCTTTCGCCATAGCAAAAAGTTATTTGAGAATAACTGTAAAACAAGTCAGGAAGAGAAACTTGAATGGTGATGCAACGTTAGTGATCAACAACAGATTGAGACCAAAATTCAAACAAAGAAAAATGAAAGACAAACAAGAAATATTTGTCAGAGACATTACAGCAAGGTTAGATCCACAAGTTCATGGCACAGTCGAGCAGAGAACACAAATTGCACAGTCAATATACAGTGACATTATGGCAGGCAAGGACTGGAGAGAGATAGGAACTGCTTTTGACACCAGAGAGAAAAATTTAGGTATCATAGGTGAATTTGATCCAAAGAATGAGACAGTGGTCAAAGAATCTACTATTGCATTCAAGGACGGTGAGAGCTTCGAATACATTGTCAAAGAATATGGAGAGTTTGATGTGTTTGACACCATGTTGGGTGGTATAGATGAACTGGCAAGGAAAACAACTTTGACACAGTTCTTTGGACCAAACTTTAACACTGGGATCGCGGCCTTGGAAAACATAATGAAAACCAAACGTACACAAGGAAAAATGGTGTCAACAGCCGCACTGCGTTACGTGGACAGAACAGCAAATCCGCACGTGGATGAAACTAACTTTTGGCAACGAAATTTTGTTGCTTTGAGGAATTGGCAAGCGGCCGCAAAACTGGGTGGTGCTGTTATCACGGCATTGCTCGACATTCCCACAATGCTGAATGGTGCGAGAGGTTTATACAGATTACCAGCCACACGTGTGTTAAAAAATCTTTTTGGTTTTGAACTGCGTGGTTCAAAAGCACAGAAACAAAAACAGGCCAGATACTTGGGCATAGGTGTTGAAGGTATGTTGGGCAACTTGCAAGAACGTTTTGCATTGAGAGGTACTGAAGCCGCAGGAACATATGAAAAAGGTATGCACAGTTTGGCATACAATCTTTTTAAATTATCAGGTTTGAACTGGTGGACAGATGGTCGTAAGGCCATGAGTGCAAATATGTTGTTGGCAGATTTAGGTGAAAATATTTCTAAAGGTAAAACATGGAATCAACTGAACAAACAATACAAAGCAAGATTGTCAAGATTTGGTATAGATGAATCAGATTGGGGTAGGATGTTACAGGAAAAACCATTGAGCCCAGATGGTGAAAATATTTTTGACTTGTACGCATTGTCAGAAAGAGATTCAGAATTAAGTTTTGGTAAGATACCACTGCGTCAAAGATTACACGCATTCATCGATGATGGTGTTGACTCAATGGTGATAACACCAGGACAGTTTGATGTGGAAATGTCAAGTTTGTTCACAGACCCACGTGGTGTTGGTGGACAGATGATAAAAAGTATGTTCCAGTTCAAAGCACACCCAATGACTTTTTTCAGGAAGCAATGGTTAGGTGACTATGGTTCAACAAAAGACAAAGTAAGATCAATAGCTTTCATGGCCGGACAACTTACACTATTGGGTATGGGTGTTGTGATGTTGAAAGACATTGCGGCAGGAAGACAACCAAGAGCACTTAATGATCCAGAACTTTATGTACGTGCATTTGAAATAGGCGGCGCAGGTGGTATACTTACAGATATGTTCATGACGTATGGTGGTAAAGATATTTTAGGTGCTGTCACAGGTGCAGATGAAAATTCATTCTTTGGTAGCAACGCCGCAATAAACACATTAGGACCATTGCTTGGAGACTTTATAAGATTGGGTGCCGCTGTTGGAATAGCAGGCGCAGAAGGCATAAGAGCCATAGGTGACGAAGAGTTTGACATGAAAAAATTGAAACCATTAACAAGATTAGTGACAAACAACATACCATTCCAGAACTTGTGGTACACCAAGATGTTGTACAGGAAGTACATACATGAAGCAATGATAGAGTACACAGATCCCAAAGGTTTCAGGCAGTACAAAAAAAGATATATCAAAGAAGCACGTGATGAACGTGTTGGAGGAAAATATAACAACATTATATACGAAACACTACCATAATCAGTGATTTTAATAAATATAGTATAGGATAATAGCTCATGGCAGTATCAAATGTAACACCAAGAATAGAATACACAGCAAATGGATCAAATGATAAATTTGCATTCACGTTCGTAGTACCTGCGAACACAGATCCAGGATCAAACATAAACACAATATCAAACATATCAGGTACGGCGAGCACAAACGTTTTGACCACTACTGACCAGACTTTTACTACAGAAGATGTAGGCAAAGTCATAGTGATAGTTGGAGCAGGTAGCGGTGGAGCAGACTTGAACACTACTGTATTGAGTTTTACTAATTCAAATGCAGTAGTTTTGAGTACTAACATCTTGACAACAGTGTCAGGATCGACAGCAAATATCACTACAGGACTTTTTGGAACTACCATGAAGGACACTGGTGATATGAAAGTTTTCGTTAATGGTACAGAACAAACAGATCCCACACATTATACAATAACACTAAACAGTGGTGATGAATCAAACAAAGCCGGTAACGTTAACTTTGTATCACCGCCAGCATCAACAAGTGCAGTTGTTATCAAGAGAGATATTGAACTTGCAAGAACAACAGACTTTCAAACTGCGGGTGCTTTCAAGGCCACAACAGTCAACCAAGAGTTTGACACGATCATCATGGCTGTGCAAGATGCACAGTTAGACACTGACCAGAGTGCTATCAAGTTTCCATTAGATGAAACACCAAGCACAACATTCGTACCAAATTCAACAAACAGATCAGACAAGTTGTTTGCTTTCAATTCAACAGGTGAGATTGTTATGCGTGATGACATTACGCAAGGCACACACGCTATCACAGGTACGACTATCACAGCAACAACAGGATTTGTAGGTGATGTTACAGGTGATGTTACAGGTGATATTACTGGTAATATAACAGGAAACGTTACAGGAAACATATCATCAACAGGCACTTCAACACTGGCGACAGTTGACATAAATGGTGGTGCAATAGATGGTACCACTATAGGTGCATCTACTCCAGCCGCTGTAACTACAACAAATTTAACTGCCACAACAGCAGACATTAACGCTGGTACCATTGACAACACAGTGATTGGAGGATCTACTCCGGCGGCTGTCACAACAACAAATTTAACTGCCACAACAGCAGACATAGATGCTGGCACGATTGATGGTGCAACGATAGGTGGATCAAGCGCCGCACCAGTAACTGCAACAAACTTAACAGCGTCAGGCACAATATCATTGAACAGCTTGACTTATCCAACAACAGATGGTACAAATGAACAGGTGCTTTCAACAGATGGATCAGGTAACTTGACATTTAGATCTATAGCTGGTTTGAGTTTGTTCACAGCATTAACAGACACACCAGCAAACTACACAGGTCACGCAGGAAAATATTTGAAAATAAACTCAGGTGAAACTGGTGTTGAGTTTGATACGTTGACAACAGATGATGTTACAGAAGGATCAAATTTATATTTTACAAATTCAAGAGCGGATGCAAGAATAACCAACAACATATTAGATGAAGACAACTTTGCTTCAGATAGTGCAACAAACACAGCATCACAACAGTCCATCAAGGCCTACATAGCAACACAGATTGCAACCAAAGACAACAGTGATGAGATTACAGAAGGTTCAACTAACCTATATTTCACAGATGCAAGAGCGAGAGCGGCAATTTCAGTTTCAGATACAGGTGGTGATGGATCATTAGCATACAACAGTTCAACAGGTGTGCTTACATACACAGGACCAAGTGCCGCAGAAGCGAGGGCACATTTCACAGGTGGTACAGGTGTAACAATAACATCAGGTGATATAGCAATCGGACAATCAGTTGGAACATCAGATTCAGTAACATTTGACACAGTCACGGCAACAACAGGATTTACAGGTGACATTGCAGGTGAGGTTACTGGTAACGTTACAGGTAACATCGTGGGTGATGTGACAGGTGACATAACAGGTGACATAACAGGTGACATAACAGGTGACATTACATCAACGGGCACTTCAACTTTCACAACTGTGGACGTTAATGGTGGTGCCATTGACAACACCGTGATAGGTGCAACAACGCCAGCGGCTGGTAATTTCACAGATGGTGACTTTACGGGCAACGTGGTAGTTGGGGGTAACTTGACAGTGTCAGGTACCACAACAACAGTGAACACGGAAACAATCAATTTAGCAGACAACCAGATAGTGCTCAACAGCAACTACACGGGTTCTACACCAACAGAAAATGGTGGTATCGAAATTGAGAGAGGCACGCAGGCCAACAAGACTTTCGTATGGGATGAGTCAGCAGACAAGTGGACGATAGGTTCAGAGACGTTTGTTGCAGGT